CTTTGACCATAAGTAAGAGAACACATTAATAATCTTCTTGCATATTCATCTAAATCTGACTTACAACCATCAACATCCATCTTAAACATTTCAGTCCAGTAAGGATCACCTATTAGTGTTATAGGTTTTCTTAATACAAGACCTGTAGCTGCTCTTATTAATCTTTGAGTAAAAGGACTAAATACTGATCTATTTACTCTTGCAAGGTAAGCATCATAATCTTCTCTTGGTTCAAGAGGTAAAAAAGCTTCGCTATTTTCTCTAAGATATTCTGTACCTTCAGTAACAGCCTTCATTATTTCCCAACCCTTAATCATGTCGAGCACTGCACGATTACGAGTAAAAGGACTATCAGTACTACCGATATATGTAGTAGCGGTAATGCTGGTTTTTAGCATCCCTGGTAATGCGTAAGTCATTTAACGACACCTCCATTTTCTTAATGCTAACGCCTTTCTAGTAGGTTTACCGTTTGGTTTTTTCATTGGTCCAGGCATACCCTTCATTCTGGCACAAAAAGATGCTCGTCTTTTAGCTGCCTTACTGCCAGGTTTTACTTTTCCTGTAACTGGTGCTTTTAAATTACTGCCAGTAGCACGATTGTATTTTGCACGGCCTTTTGCGGTCAGACCACCTGTTTTGGATTTTTCACCTCTGCCTACACTTAAATTTACTTGTTTACGCTTTTTTCGCATTATTTTCCTACCTTTTTCATAGTGAGCTTATGAGCCTCAGTAAAAGTTTTACCTTTTAACATCAACTTTTTCATTTCTTCCATGTGCTTCCTAGTATGAGTACCTTTTTTCTTATGTCGAGCTAAAGCATCTTCTTGTCTTTGGGTTAATGTTTTCATTTTTTCTTCCTCTTCTTCTTAGAACGCAATTTTTTTAAATCAGCAGAAGTGATTTTATCTCTAGGAGGTGCAACAGCAGCTAATTTGCGTTGTTTACCAGAATAAGAACCCTTTGGCATTGATTTTATCTATATAAAACCATATTACCGTTAAAACGGTTAATTTACACTTATTTTTTCTTCTTTTTTCGTCTATGTTGATATGTTATTTTTTTACTTCCTGTTTTTGCACGTTTAAACCTTGTTTTTTCGGCTGATGACATCTCTCCAGTAGTCTTAGGTGTCTTACTTGAGACACGTTTACTCGGTCGACAAGCTGGATAACCTCGTTTTTCGCCTTTTTGACGGCCACAAGGCTTGCCAGTTTTGACATCTACCCAGTTTTCTTTAAACCAGCGTTTAAGACCACTATGTCTTGCCACGTTTTTTCCTCGTAGTCTTCTTTTTGCTCTTACTATAACCAGAAGCAGTCCTTTTTTTGCCGTCTGGCCCCTTTACATCTCCTTTACATACTTTTACAGCGTAAGCATTAGCGTAAGCAGAAGGGTAGACCTTGAACTTACGTTTTGCTGCTGCTTTACCTCTGGCACATAGCTTGCCCATTACTTACCGCCACAACTACATCTTTTCTTCCCGCCTTTCTTTTTCTTCTTCTTTTTCTTAGTTGTAGAGTGGTACATAGTGGAAAAAGGAAACTCTTAGTATATTCTAAACGAAGTTTGGCCTAATGTCTCTGGTTTGGCAAGGTTAAATTGTTGGAGACATAGGTATCCGAAAGCGTCAAATGCGTGGTCAACCCCAAGGTTTTTATTTGGCATACCTGTGTTTGGAGCGTATGTGAGGGTGCGGAGGGATTTTATTAATTCTTTACAGCGTGGGTGTATTAAAGTTCTGCGATCTCCCACAGCGTCATAGAGTGCTGTGTTTACGGCTGTTATCTTATCGCGTACTTTCCAGGGGGATCTGGGAGATGACACAGTAAATCCGCTTCTACGGAGGATAGTGTGGTCCGTTGAGCCTACTCCTGATGTTTTTCTGGCAGATCCCGTTGGGTCAGGACAAGCAACTATTCTTCGGTCCACACCGTATCGATTTACAACTTCTTCTGCGAAGTCCCAGGTTGTTGCTCCTCCTGTCATAATTATTTCATCGAAGACATAAAGGTATTCTTTGAAGCGGACTGCACAGATTCCGCAAAGTGGGTCTACGTTAAAATCGACTCCTAGTAAGAGCGGGGCGATGGATATGTCCTGTGCTTCGTTAGAAATGTTGGAATCTGAAAAGGAGACTGCAACGAGACCAGTGAGATTCTCGAAACTTGCCTCGAACTCTTGTCTAAATGTTCTTATATCTAGTTGGGCCTTTGCTGCTTCGATTTCTTCTTCGGGAACATTACCCCCTTCGATGGTGGTGAAGCTCCAGCGTTTCCAATCACCTGATGTATCTTCTGGAACATAACACCATAAATCGTAGAACCAGGATGCTGTGCCATCTGGTGTAGATATGAAAAGTGCCCAACCTTGTTTATCTGCGAGTGCTGGTCTGATTACCTGGAACCAGACATCGGAATCCATGAAAGCTGCTTCGTCAAGTACTACTCCAGCTAGGCTTCGGCCACGCAGGGTCATTGCGTTTTCAGTTCCCTTGAGTTCGATTAGCGATCCATTGATTAGTTCGATTTTTAGGTCGGTTTCGTTTTTGGAGGCTATCCATTGGGGTGGGATTAGTTTTTTGATTTCTTTCCATGCGATGTCTTTTGCCATGCGGTAGGTGGGGGCACAGTAGAAATAGGTTTCGTTTGGGCGGTTTATGGCTGCTTTTAGGAGTTCGATACAGGATAAGTATGATTTTCCGAATCTTCTGCCAGCTACCAGTACCCTAAATCGGTTTTTTGCGTTGAACACCTCCCCCTGTGCCCATCTAAGTGTTAGATTTTCGGCTGTTTTTGTACTCATGTAGTAAAGAATAGCTTAAATATTGATGGATTTCTGTGATTTTGTCGACTAAACAGGGTTTTTAGGGTTATTATTCAAGTATTAACAACAAATTTAGTCCGTGGCTGATTCTGTTCTTCGTAATACAAATGGTCAATTTACATCTGAGCGAGCTTTGCAAGATGGTAGGGTATGTGGAAAGAGACAACCTGATGCAGTAATAGAAGCAAGAAGGCAAAAACTGTACTCCAGGCAACTTACAGGTAAAACTACAAGGCAACTTGTACTGGAACACGCTTCCAGGGAGCAAATTGGTATAGATACAGCGTGGAGTGATTGGAAACAGGTGAAGAAATGGAACGATGAAGATTGGGAAAAAGATAGAGAGAAGATGATTTCACGAGTCCAGGGAATGAGAATGAGGCTTTTTGAACAGGCTGTAAGGAAAGGTCAGTTGCAGACTGCTGCTCAGATACTTGATTCACTCGGTAGAGTACTAGGGGAGAGTGTAGAAAACATTAACATTAACGCTCCACAGCTATCAATTCAGGTAGAAGAAAAGAAAAAGTAGTTGACATTAGTGTAATATTGTAGTATTATTATATTGTAGTATTTTAGATCTTAATCTATGCTTTATCAGTAAGTTCCCTGTACATCAGTTGCCACCCGAAAAAATTTTGAACCTGCCCCCGTAGGCTGTGGGGGATAGCGTGGGAAATTGTGAGCAATAAAAAACCCGCAACGGGGCGGGCGTGGGGGATAGTGTGCGGGCGTGGATTAATTCAACTTGTAGCAAATATTGGAATTGTTATAAACTTGCATACATTTTGAAAATGCGTCTTTGTCTACCACACTGGACAGTACAAATCCAACAATAAATAAAACCAGTGCAAAACGTACATAGTTTAAATTGTTGCGGGTTGCTAATGGGTAGCGATTGCGGGGGTGTTTGGGTGTCATTGGTTTAAGAAGTAGCAATGGAAAGGGAAAGAATAAAGACGTTAAAATTTTTTA